ATGAAATATGATGGTTCTCCATCATTAGTTTTTGGTCATCATCCTAAAACTGGTAAGTTCTTTGTTGCTACCAAATCAGCTTTCAATAAAGACCCCAAGATTAACCACACAGACAAAGACATTGAGAGGAATCACGGTCACGCACCAGGTTTAGTAAAAACACTTAAACACGCATTGAAACATCTACCTAAAGTAACACCAAAGACTGGTGTATATCAAGGTGACTTAATGCACCATGCCGATACAAAAACTATAAGTGAGAGTTATGTTAATGAGGCTGTATCATTTACTCCAAACACAATCACCTATACTCCTAAAGACAAAAAGGAAGAAGATAAAGTTAAGAAATCTAAAGTTGGTATAGTTGTTCACCAACAATATCATCTTCCTGATGCTAGTAAACATAGCCATGACTATGTTAATAGAGCGATGGCTAGCATGAAAGCCTCACCTCATCCAGATTTAAGTAAGTTTAAAGAACATCCAGATGTACATTTACATGGTGCTGAACACGATACAAGTAAAGTAAAACATTCGGAAGAAAACGAAAAGTCATATCAGAAACATATGGCTGCAGCAAAAGCCATTCATACCACTCATGGTCATAAAATGTATGATGCCATTCACCCAAAACATAGTGGTGAGACTGGCCATTTATCAACATACATAAATCATACTGTAAGAACTGATGAAGTACCTAATGTTAAAGGTTTTAAAGAACATTTACAACGTCAGCATGAAAAGAATATTGTTAAAGCAAAGTCTGATAAAGGTAAGGCAGAAAAAACTAAACAACGTGATGATGAACTCTCTCATGTTGAAAAGAATAAAGGCCATTATGAGAGTCTATTGGCCTCACATCATCATTTACACCAAGCCAAAAATGCTTTGGTTAATTCTTTAGAAACACATGAAGGTCGTTACCATCACCACATCGATGGCAAGAAATCTAAACCTGAAGGATTTGTTGTGAATCATACTCATAATAATAAAGAAGAACCAACTAAATTGGTCAATCGTGCTGAATTTGCTAAACAAAATTTGTTAAAGGTGAGAAAATGAAAACGTTTTTAACATATGTTAATGAACAAATTAAAAAAGGATTTCACTCTTTTTTTCATCCAACTAAAGGAATGTATAAGTTAAGTCATGATGAGTTGAACAATGTTTACCATGTACATAATAAATTTGGCGATTTATCACATTCAATGTCTGGTCACATGACTCCCGATGAAGTTGCCAAAGAACTTAAAGACAAAGAAGGAATGATTTTAGTTGATAAACTACATGAACAATTTTTGGATGAATTAGCCAAAAAACCTTCTATGTCGGATGAAGCAAAATTGAAACATGCGTCCGCCAAAAAAGCTTCAAATGCACTAAACCCACATCGTGGTGGATACAATGAAACCCAATTAGCTAAACATTTAAATCATGGTAAGTATATTGATAAAGAACATGAACAAATGGATAAAGAACATAAAGCAAAATTAACCGACCATGATAAAAAATATGATACTAATGAAGTGAAACAACAACAAGACAGAGCTAAAGAACAACATAAAGTTTTCTTAGACCATGCCAAAAAAGAAGGATATGAAGGCGTCCATGAGGTACATTTAACACACAAAGCTGGTGATATTGAGAAAAAGACTGGTATTAAAGCCACACAACAAGAAAATCCAACAGACGTTGCGGTTAAATTCCATAAAAAACCTGCAAAAGCTGGTCATCATTATTTGGGCATTTCTGCTAAATCTAGTAAAGTTAGTAAAATAGGATTTCATAATGGTGGTGCACAACACGTTGGTGATTTTTTAACTAAACACTTAGGATAAAAATGAGTGAATATGACATACATGGTCACACCGAAAAACGCCATAAAGAATTTATGGAAAAACATAATTTAGGTACCAACAAAGCTGCTGCGGTAAGAGCACTTAAAGGACCTAAGCATTTGGATGCTGCAAAAAAAGTAGAGAATCCAGATTATAAAACTAGTGACTTATATCATAAAGCGGGTGAACACGCCAGAACAATTAATCATGAAGTTAGAGATAAATTACACAAAGGTTATTCGAAAATGGCTAAAAGCCACCATGAAGAATTAAAACATCACCTTTTAAATACCTATATTAAAGGTAACACTAAACACGCTCTTCCTTATGTTAAAGTTCATGGACAAGGTGGTGGAGATAAACCAGCCAAAGCTCATGTGAGTAATCCGTCTGATAATGATGTATATCACAAGATTAGAAGTGCGCACCATTTTTCTTTCCATAAAGGTGGTGAAGCAAATATGAATGTTCATACACACGAAAATGAACATGATAAAAAAGGTACGAAAGTTTTCACCATACAAGCCAAACATAATAATGGTCCCCTAACGAACATGAAAACGATTGCAACTTAAAATTATGAAATCTTTTTTAGAGATTATTGAAGAAGCAAAACAAGGTGAAAAACACGCCGTGATGACCTTTGGTCGGATGAATCCTCCAACCACAGGTCACTTAAAGGTTATTGATAAAGTGAAAGATGTTGCATCAAAAGTTGGTGGTTCACACCACGTTATCGTATCACATTCACAAGATACCAAGAAGAATCCATTAAGTGGTGAACAAAAGGTAAAACATCTAAAGAGATATTCACCTGGTACTAATGTTGAAGCTTCGTCTAAAGAACATCCGTCTATTTTTCACCATGCATCTAGTTTATACAAAAAAGGTGTAACTCACCTTCATGTTGTAGTTGGTTCTGACCGTGTAAAAGAATTCCGTGATTCTATAAACAAATATAATGGTATATCTGGTAAACATGGACACTATAAGTTCCACAAGATAACAGTTCATTCTGCTGGCCAAAGAGATCCTGATGCCGAAGGTTCTGAAGGTATGTCTGGTACAAAGATGAGAGAGCACGCCAAGAATAAGAATTTTGGTGAGTTCCGTAAAGGTGTTCCTGCTCATGTATCTGATACTCATGCCAAAGAATTGATGCATGATACTCGCAAGGGTATGGGATTACATGAATCAGCTGACCATGGTAGATTCAAAGCAATCTTTGTGACTGGTGGACCTGGTTCTGGTAAAGATATTATTATCCGTGAAGCCATTCCATCTACTAAGATTGTAGAATTGAACCTCATTCAAGCCAGAGATTACTTGGCTGATAAACAAAAGTTATCAGAGAAATCTACTGATTATCGCAGAGAAGCAATTCGTAATCGTGGTCCACTTATTATTAATGGTCCTGCCGATGATAATGAAAAGATTACATACATCAAAGAAGAATTAGAAGAACTTGGTTATGAAACCATGATGGTGTTTGTTAATACTACCGATGAAGCTTCTAAAGAAAGAAATTCATTATTGAATAGAATGATGGTAGAATCTATCAGACATGACAAGTGGGAAAAATCACAACAAGTTGCCAGACAATATGAAAAGATGTATGAAAATTTTAATGTGTTTGATAATACAGGCGATTTAGAAAGTAAAGAGTTTGACATACATGAAATATACCAGACATCAAGAGATTTCTTAGCTAAAACAGTTATTAATGAATCTGCCGATGAATGGTTGATTAGAAACAATAAAATAGACATTAACTATACAATAAATAGGTTATTTGAGGACAAAACAAATGATAAAACGACTAATAGATTTCTTAAGGTTAAAACCACGCCAAGCCTCAGAGCCGACATGGCCGTTCCCGCCGACAACCGACCAAGTGACCCCAACGGAGACAACATCAAGTGGGGAGACAACAAAAAACGTGGAGGTTACACCTTCAGAACCTACGAAAGCTCCGGAGATAATCGTTTCGAAAGTAGTGAGCCAAAACTTAAAAACTACCCCGCCCCCAAAGAAAGCAACTTCTCCCAGGACAAGGAAACCAAAAAAGTAAAGAAGTTTGGCGACAGGTCAGGTAAAGAAGCAAGACTCGGTAATCCTAGTGGATTAGGTTCAGAGTGGAACACAAGAACAAATGGTTCAGGTTTAACAGGTGGTGCAGGACTAGGTAATCAGACATATAGTGAATCACAAGATTATAGTAATGCCAATCCAGCAAGTACAGCATTCCCATCTGGTGGTTCAGTAAATCCTTTGAGTAGTGAGTATGAACCGAAGAAAAAAGGTTTCAAGAAGTTTAGAAAAGAAGCAATTGATAGTCCAGGTGAAGTGGCAATGGGTGTTGCTGGTGTCTTAATGGGTGCCACAAACAAAGAACCAATGGAAACATATGCTAGTAAAAAGAATAATATAATAATAAGAGATAAAAAAAAACTAAAAGAAGATTACGTTGAAGAATTAGAAAAAGGTTTAACTAAATTAAATAGTCACAGTTACGATTCTATTGATAAATTAATGCAAAGTATATCAAAAAATCACGGTATTACTGGTAAAAAACTACATGATGACTTTAAAGAAAAACACGGTAAAATTCCTGACGATTGGATTAAAGAAAAGAAATGAAAACATTTAAACAATACTTAGAAGAAACAGCCGCATGGCAAAGGTCAGCTGGAAAAGATCCAGAAGGTGGCTTAAATAGAAAGGGAATTGCTTCTTATCGAGCAGAGAATCCAGGTTCTAAACTAAGTATGGCAGTTACAACAAAACCTTCTAAGTTGAAACCAGGAAGTAAAGCAGCTAATAGAAGAAAGAGTTTTTGTGCTAGAATGGGTGGTATGAAGAAAAGACTAACCTCAGCTAAGACAGCAAGAGATCCAGATTCAAGAATCAACAAAGCATTACGCAAATGGAATTGCAATTAAAAATAACGGAGAATAAAAAATGTTTGCAAAAAATAAAGTAAGCCAATCTTTGGTAGATGCAGTCAGTTCAA